GGTACCTTCATGCCGAGTATGGGCAACGCCCAACGCCAAGACCGCTACGGTTGGATTGAGATGGATTGGAATACGGTGTATGTAAATGACACAGCAAATTCTTCAGAATCCTACATTGAAGGTACAATGGCGGGTGGCACACAAGCATCACTTGAGCAAATCCCTGCTTGTGGTTGGATTCGCACTGATGATGGTGGCCGACCTGTTTACGGCAGTGCCCCGTGTCCAGCCTTTGCACCATATCATTCTCGTGAAGTGTACGACAACGGTGGTACATGGACAGTGCGATTTTGGCTTGCCCCGAACCGAATCACAGGTAAAGCGCAGTTTGAAGACATTACCACATGGGACAACAAATGTGCTGGTGTGGCTCTCACTGTGCCGGGTATGAGTCTAATACCAATTCCTCCCAACCCGCCCGACCCAGTGCCTACCAAACTTTTCATATGGAGCAAGTCGGGTGTTCATTACTACAACAACGAAAACGCCACAGCCCGTGACCACATGACCCGTGTTCACTTTAGTGGCCTTGTGGACGCTCTTGACCGCACACGACCTACAGGTGTAATGGGGTGGGCTGGTGAGCGATATTCATATCTCAACTCACTCAAGGTGGGCACCGAAGGCTACGGGGCTGGTTTAGGTGCTTGGCACCCCATGTTGGGCTTTTCACCCTACGGGCCTGCCTCAAGCGTAATGAGTACCTTTAGCCACCTGCCACACTTCACACCCATGCGTAACAGCCCCGAAGCAACAGGTGTCCTTAACGGTGTGAACAACACTGACACCATGATTACAACACCATACACTTGGACATACGCATCAACCAACACTACACCAGCATATTCGTTTACTGACGCTGAAGATTCAACTTACTTTGCTAACCCACTTCATATTGCTGACAAGGACGCTGTGCCTCGTGCCCTTCATCACACACAAGGTGTGTTCGGTCGTGCTTTCCTTGTGATTTCATACGAGGCCGAGTTCCCGCTGGTGGCAAAGCGTGACCGTGATGGTATCACCGCCACAGGCGACTGGTTGGCAGTTGTAAACAAAACCGCTGGTAGTGTAGCCGCCGCTACAGCCATCACCTTTGCAGGCACCGCACAGTGGGACGAGCGCATTCACGGCGTGGACAGATTCGTTGCGCCTGCTCATGGTGGGCCGAACATTGAAGCGTTGATTACCGCTATCACTTTACCAACTGATGATATTCCTTCAGCCGCATTCCAATTCAATGGCCCTATAGTTGCCGACAATATAATGTTCAACGCTGAGCCTTGTTATGCAAAGACTGGTGATTTGTTCTTTGACCTTGACCAAAGCCCCGGCAGTTTCTTCTTGGAAGATGCTACCGATGTTGAGCGCAATCTTATCACTGACATGAAGACCAGTACCAGTGCTGAACTTGACCGATACGGCGACGATGCTAACTATTGGCTTGGCGACACAAACGCTTTCAAGATGAATCAACGCTCACCAGCCAAGAACTTCTCTACTGAACACATTGTGTGGAAGCGCATGGATGGTGGCAACCTTTCCCTCCCTGCTGTTAATGCTCGTGGGCTTGGTGCCGTGCCCTTTGTTACACGGGTGAGTAGTGACACTGCTTATACGATGGGTGAGAAACTGTACGGTATCAACAGATTTTCGTTTGAAGCCACTAACAGTGCTATGTTCCCTATCATTCAAGCGCAAGAATTGTCACACCCACAAATTGCCGCCGCACACCCCGATGAGTTGCGGAATGTGTTGGCCATACCCAATGAGGAGTTACAGTTTGAGGAAATGCAAGTTGAGGACGACACTGGACAAGTCCACATCATTGAGGGTGGCTCGCCGTTTGGCACGATTATTCGCACCTTCAACACTGTGTCCGACCGTAGCGCAGAAGGGCTGGCACCAGCAACCGCAGGCAGTGGTGTAGAGCCTAACCTCAAGGTGCGTCTGCCCCATCCCGACAGCATTCCCGGCAACCTCCTCGTGCGTGCTGGATTTGACCGCCTGCAAGCCTACCAAAACGAGAGCATGGGTACGGGCGGAATGATGCGCCCAATGTCGGCTGATAGCACCAAGCATTTGTTTACTGATGATACAAAAGGACCACGACTTGGTGGTACATTTAGCGACCACAACTGGGAGCACATCAGTCAAGGCTCGTTCCCCGACCCCACCTACGCTGGTTGGGAGTCGGCTACAGGCAACGCCCCACTTGAGACATCATACGAATTGCACGACCGCACGCTGTTCTTCCACATTACCAAGAACGGCAACACCCACAGCCACCGCCATCCAACCTTCTACACGCACGCTGGTGGTGTGGTCAATGCAGAATTGACGGGCGTATCGTACAGCGGCACTACACTCACGGTCAACGCCGCACCTAACGCTTCGCTGTTCAGTGAAGCGATTCGTGATGGTCGCAAATTTTTGCGTCTGTATGACCCGGTAACAGATAGAGGCGGTGTAGCGTCATTCACAGGTATTGCTGGCTCTACCTTTACAGGTTGTGTAGGGGATGCTGACTTTACTGAGTTGGTCAAGTCGTCCATTACTGCACTCAAGGTTGTTCCCTCCTACTACATCCCCGCTGGTAGCACTCGCTTCTTTGCGGCTCGTCGCCTGCGTGACCACGCTGAAGTAAGTGGTAACAGTCCCGATATTATACATACTAATTATGTGGACGGCTTGACGCTAAACGCAACGCTATGTAACGATGTGTACAAACTGCCCAAACTATCCCCGTTGTCTCTTCCACGCATGGGGCATCACTTTGTCAATCCAACAATGGCTATGCTACCCGGTCACTTTGCACACCCCGCTTACCAAAGTTTGTACAACAAACACCGAGCAATCCGTTCCGCTACAGTCAAACCGCATGAAATTGCGCTAATGGAAGAGCAAGACCTTGATGACCTCAAGGCTGATATTTCTACAACACTCACCGAAAATCTATACGGCTACGATACCCTGCATACCTTTGGTGCGCTTACAGCCACTCCCAGTGGGCCAAGCGATATTCACGGTGGGGCGTTCACACTGATGTTTGAGTCCAAGATTCGTAACGACGGCTACGGTGTACTGGCATCCGAGGGACAGGCTGGCGTTGTCAATGCCGCTGGTGGACACACCATTGTTATGGAAGCCGCCGCTACTTACACCCTACGCCATCACTTCCCCGACCCAAGTGAAGTGGGTGCATACCAAATCGTCATTCAGCCTAACATCCACAAATCACAACTCATAGGTTATCACGCCAATGGTGGAGCAACAGCACTACCCGATGGTTCGGTTAATGAATTGACCAGCCAGCAGGTCGCACTCGTTGTAGGTCTGCGTGAACCCGACAGTGCTACGGGTGCGGTCGGTCTTGTGCTGGCTGAGGCTACGATGGCTGATGTGCGTGGGTGCGAGGTATTCATCAATGAACTCATCATTGACCACGACCCCGACCACGGTAGCCAGTTCACCAACATTCCACCATTGATGTTGTACAACGCATTGGGTGTGCAAGCAACCGAAAGTCCTGCCTTTGTCAAGCGTTCACTGCCTTATCACCCGCAAATGTTTGCTCGTGCAACGCCCGGTATGACCACCAACATACCATGGTGGAGTATTGTTCACAAAGATGGCCCCGACCACGCCGACGCTACAGGTTTCCGCCATCTCAATCATCACCGACTTGACAATTACTACGAGTTCCTGCGTGCCAGTGCTGGAAGTATTGCTTGTCAAATAACGCTCGCAGGCTACCCAAGCCTGTACCCCGACCTGTATCACGAAGTGCTTGAAAACATCAGCCTCAATCCAGTGTGTACCGTAGTGAGTGTGGCTACAAATGTGGGCGGAAGTGGCAATACTGAAATCACCGTTGATGATGCTCGTGGCTTCCCACAAAAGCCGTATTACGGCAACAAGTTGGAGTACACAGATGCAAACGGTGTGCGTCGTACTCATACCTACACGGAGCGCAGTGGGTATGATGCGACTAACATGAACAAACCAAAGATATTCACAGTGGTGGACAAAGCGACATTTACTGATGATTTAACCGCTGGCACAAAATTGCGCCTTACTCGTGCCTACGATTTCCGACCTGCTGGTGCTATTTTCAAAGATTCTAAAACCAGCATGATAACACGCATTTTACCACAAATGCTACAGGGTAGCCGAGATACTAACAGCCTACACATGGCTGATGCTTTCCTATGCCTATGGCACCCCAACCTTGGCCGACCGCATACCTTCTACTCGGATTCCAGCCGTACATGGCTTAACCCGTTGACCGACCGTGCTGTGGATAAGAAGCCACTCAACAGTATGCCCGAACACTTTGAGACTGTACACTACCATGATGCGGCCTACTACGCCAGTCTTGGACCGTTTGCATTTGACCGTAAAACACTTTCACCCCCATATCAATTGATTGCTCACGCCTCTCTTGGCACTAATGTACCATCCACTGTAGCATCGGTAGATATTGCTTCTAAAACAATAACCACATCAAGAATTGGCTTTTCCAATTCAAGAACTGCAACACTACCGGGTGGGACAAGAATAAGCGTTGATGGTACTGCTTACACTGTATCGGCTGACAACCATGTCACGGGTGGCATTATCGTTGTAGAGGACATCAAAGCAACCATACCAATCGGTTCTACCATAGAACTTCACGGTACTGGTAGTCTGCAAACAGCACACGCTTTGGATACTTCGTTTGGTAGTCCGTTAATTGCTGGTAATTTTGACCCACAGGGTGGACAGGCTGACTCCTCCGATACTGCAACCAAGACCAACCTCAACCACTACTGGCCTTGTGGTAGTCGTGGTGGCCCGCTTATCAGTCGTCTTGACGGGTACGGGTATGTTTCAGCCGCATGGGATTATCCGAGAGAATACACCTTTGATGGGCCTGTTTGGACTGATGCTGATGATAATGGTTCTTATGTTGTAACTAACGGTATTACCAAAACATCCTATGACGGGATTAGCAACCCTACCCGCACCCGACCATTCGGTTATCGTATTGGCCTGCGCCAACCCTACAACAAACCACAATGGTCGTTGTATGGCTTGCGTGCATTCCGAGAAGCCGCTGTAATTGGGACAAACACCAGCGTAGGTTATCCACACGGGCCACTTGTGCAAGGCGAGACTGAAACATGGACATACGCAGGCGGTAGCGGTCTTTCCAATAGCACATACCCCAACACCCAACTCGGCATTATGGAACGACAGACCAACTTCTCCGGTATGCTCGGTGTGGATAAACCCGAATGGCAAGTGCGCTATAGCGACGGTATGCGTGTAACCCGCCCATTCGGGTGTCCTGTTCGCACACTACGAAACGCAAATACAGTGCTTCGTGATTGGTGGGGCGATAGCGAAGGTAAGGGCATTTACAAGTTGGACGAGGCTGTAGCCTATTACTTGGTAGATTGGTGGGGCAATACTCGTGGTGAGGATGTGCGCCGTCATCCTGTTCGTGGCTTCGGCATTCGTCCTGCTTGGGATGCCGCTGATGTGTACGAGTATGACCGTGTGGACGACAAATCTCCTTATGACCGTATCTACAACGGGGGAGAATCCATTGTCAACATGAAAGGATTGGTTGACGGAAGTGGCAATGTTTCGGTAGGGGCTGGTGTTACTGTTCCACGCTTTGGTGGACGACTTAACGACACCAACAACAACGACACTACTGAACTTGTGGATGTGTACTTCCCCACCAACGCTCATCGTGTTGGGGATGATGGTCACGGGCGTGGCCTCCGCTATCCTACTGCTTTCAATGAAGATGTACTCACTGCACTTGACGAACCCTATCACGCAACGGGCGTTGTGTTGTCTCATCACACTGCTGAGCCAAACATGAACGACGGCTACATCCGTGCCCGCAACGATGTACTACAACCCGAAGAGGTGCCTCGTGGTATCAGCGCACGCCTTGACATCGCAGAAGACGGCCTGCTTAAACCCGAAGCCGTAGTAAGTGACCGTGTGGAAACCGTGAGCGGCGACTCACCACACAAGGACGCTGTGAGCCGCAGTGCGCCTCGTATTGGACTTGATACTGAGAATGTGGAAGGTGTGGATGACAACCTTATCGCCATCAACACTGAGGCTCACAGCCTACACACCGACCGTGGTGTAGGCCAGCGTGTTATCGTACAGGGTGGTATGCAGGCAGGTACGCAAACGGTAGGCCATTATGACCTCACTGCTCTTGATTTCAGCGGCCAGCCACAGGGTGGTGCTATGCGGCTCTCCCATACCTCCAACTTTAACCCACTCGGTGGCACTTACATCGCAGAAGCACGCAACTTCGTATCACCCATTGACGACACCGAATGGGGTGGGATACCTACATCGGGCATGGCTCTATGGCTTAAGGCAGACTCACTTGATTTAGCCGATGGAGATGCCGTTTCATCATGGAAAGATAGTGGGCCGCATGGCTTTGAGTTCACACAATCCACTGCATCCAACCAACCATCCTATATTGCCTCATCATCCAATGTAAACAACATGCCCGTTGTAGATTGTGACGGCGACGATAAATTGGAAACATCATTTGACGCTCGTTTAAACACTGCTGAAATGACAGTGTTTGTTGTCGCTTGGGCAGACGCTGATGATGGTGGCATTCATGGAATCATTGAGTCAAGAGCGAGTAGTCCAGTCACTCGTAGTGGATTTAATCTGTACATCCGAATGGACTCAAACAACCAATGGCAGTGGTGGGGAGGTGCTGACACTGGATGGGGGCAGGTGAGTTCAGCAACAAACAGCGCAGTGGGTGGACAGGCCGAATTGGTTACTGCCTCTATTACAGGTGGTGACGGTAATGGAAGTACCGCTACCCTCAAAATGAACTTACAAGGCGCAGGAAATTACACTGCGACAAATGCTTTTTGGAAAGCAGACACAGGAGGCTACATTGTTGGTAATGTACCCTCGTCGTTTTACTTAAATGGAAAAATTGCAGAAGTAATACAGTACAATCGTGCAATGACCACTGAGGAAGAAAGACAAGTGGAAGGCTACCTTGCCGAAAAATACGGATTCACAAACAATGTCTCGCAATGGAAGTCCAGCAACCCGTATCAAACCGACACCAACGGGCATCAGCGTACCAATGTCACTGACAAGCGCATTTCCTACATGCTACGCCCAGTTCGTTTACTGGACAAACAACACGCTGAGATGTTCCGTCCCAACCTCGCCCTTCACTCATCAAGCCCGCAGTACGGTAGCAACTACTTCGGTGCTACGGCTGGTGGAAAATACGGATTGTATGTCTATGAGACAACCAGTGGTAAAGCGTCCGTTGGTTCCTATATTCGTGCTACCAACCCCGACACCAATCCTCCATACGCACCTGCGTACTACATGGACATCAGTGCAAGCGACACTGTGCCTATGAGTCAAGGCCCGAAAATTATTGGTACTGGTGAAAGCAACTTTGATTCATCGTTATTAGACAACGAGATTACCCGTGTCGTGATGAGCGAAAACACCCTGCAACACTACCGTGCAGATGCCGCTCGCCGCCGCACTCACCAAGAGGGTGAGAGCAAGGAAGAGCGCATGGATTACACCGTCCAGCCCCGCTTTTCCCAATCCCTGCATCCAAAAGGACATAAAGGAGATGTGGACTACAATTCAAATGACCATAGTGGTGATGCTTCGTGATTGATTACGATTTTTGTGATTGTTGTTCGCCTGCTGAACTGGCCTTTGCAGTGATGAAAGCCAAGAAAGAAAAACCGTTTCATGGCTACAACCCAAATAAACACAGTAAGAAAGGTGGACTGAACGCTAAAGGTCGTGCCGCCGCCAAGCGTAAGAGTGGTGCAAACCTCAAACCTCCCGTGACAACCAAGCCAAGCAAACTCAAGCCCGGTTCAAAGAAAGCAAAGCGTCGTAAGTCGTTTTGCGCTCGCATGTCGGGTGTCAAAGGCCCGACCAGCAAAGGTGGTAAACTCACACCAAAGGGAGCATCTTTGAAGCGATGGAACTGCTGAGGGCTTGATATGATATTTGAGAAGGCATGGCGTTTTCTCAAGGCTTCACGCCAATCCGAATTGGGTGAGTTTCACCCCGACTTTCCGAGTTCGTATGGGCCGGTGACCGCTATTTCCAGTCAACCTACTGAGCGTAATTTGAATGACTGGCAAAAAAACTGGCCTAACACTTTTGATGAAAGCATGGCTCAACCGTATGAGGCATTTGTACATGAAGGGATGAAGGCTAAACCAGTATCGGATGAGGCTCTTGAATGGGAAAATCACTGGCCTTCGGCAAGTAATGTAAAGCCATTTGATTTGAGAGGAAAAAAAGGCAATTGGTTTGCTCCCGTATCAAACTATCGTGATTTTTTCAACCGCAAAACACGAGGCATAGGCCGAGCATTTCCGGGTGAAAAGTATAAGGAAGATATGGCTTTCAATCACTCTTCCGACCGAGTTGTAGGTATTCGTATGCCTTTAGACGCATCAATGGGACAGTTCCGAGATAAAGGGTATATGGATGAAGGGGCGGAGGCATTTATTGAAGGCGACATACCACCCGAAAGACTCGTTATGCTACCGAGGATGGTGACCCACCGAACAGGAGAACCGTGGCCGGGTGGCTTGGGGAGGGTTGACGAATGACCGTCTTTCACAAAGCATGGGCTTTCCTCAAGGAATCACGCCAAACAGAATTGGGTGAGTTCCATCCCGCTTTCCCCAGTTCGTATGGGCCGGTGACTATGCGGAGGTTTCACCCTACACAAGAATGGGGGGATGATTGGTTAAAAACAATTGATGCAGGGTACGCTACTCATAATGATTTTAACCTTGATGAGTTTCAACCGTATGAAAAATTGATTCAAGAGGGAATAAAACCACAAGTACCAACTCAATCAAGTGAGCAATGGGAAAGCGATGCAATAGATAACAAGGAAAGTGGGGTGGACACTGATGTTAAACCGTTTGACATTCATGAAGGAAAAAAGGGCAATTGGTTTTATCCTAAAGGTGAAATGACCGATAAACAAAAACAACTTTCTCACGCCTTTACGGAATTAGAAGGGCGAAAACAAATCGGAGTTAGAATGCCAATTGAACAATTGCGAGGTCAATTTAGAAACAAAGGATATATGGGTGAACCCGCAGAAGGCTTTGTTGAGCAACACATACCCCCGCAATACTTGACTCAACTTCCTTATAATTACACAGGTGAAGGACAGGCGACATGGGGGGCGAGGGGAGAATGACCGTCCTCAAGAACACAAGGACTGGTCGGTACAGCACTGACGCAGATGAGGTCATGACGCATGTGCGTAAGCCCGTGTTCGTGGACAACGCCATTCATCACGGTCGCATCAGCGTGCAGAAGGCAAACAAGGCTAAGGTCACAGTGGAGAAGAAAAACACTCGTAATTTACAAGTGATGCCGCAACGCAACTACCGCATCCTTGAGGGTGAATCGTACATCCAATTGTCGCATAACAACACACCCGGCCATTCGCTCAATACTGCCCCTTTCTTTGCTGATGATTTAATTTCCAGCACCAACAGCCCCATGCTCATCTACAACGCTGACGCATCAGCACAACGCCTGTTACCGCACACGGTTGAATCATCATCGTTTGGTGTGCTGGTGAACCTACGCAACATGAAGGGCAAGACGCTGGACGGTATCGGGTTCACTGGTCGCACTGTCAAACTCGGCCAGCCTGTAGATGTGGGTCTGCGTACCACGGACTTGGCTGTGCGTCTTGGTGAGTCCATCAACAGCGGTGCAACCAGCGTGAACATCTCACGCCCGCAGAATGTTACCGCATCATCAGCACGCAAACACAGCACACGCTTCGTGGGTCAAGACTTCAACAACATGAACCTCATGACCGCCCTGCGCTTCCTTGGCCGTCATGACAGCCGTATGCTCCTGCTTGACCGCTTCGGCAACCTGCTGTACATCCCCATCACATTTAGTGAGGCGAGCGTATTCGTGGACAAGAACCTGCGATTCGGTGCCAAGACCGATAACCCGATTGAGAACATCTCCAACCGTGTTACTGTGCAAGGCCAGCCGTTGGCTCTCAATGACTTGGTAATTGTCACGGTGGACGATGTAGAAGGACAGGTAGAGGAGGTGCGAGAGGACAGCGCACCTATCGTTGATAACACCGCCCGCACCACCAACGCCGCCCGTCGTGTCGCACGACAGGTGCTTAAATCACGCTCACTCATTCGTGGCTCTATATCCAGTGGTGGTCATCTTAACCTGCTCAACTTGCGCCCCGGCATGACGGTCAAGTATGATGGTGGCAACAAGGTCGTCACGGAAATCAAACACATGCCGATGAAAAACATGAGCGACCTTACGATGATGAACCTTGACACGGGTATTGAGGGGATTCTACAGGGCGTGGCAGAGGGTACCAGCGTGGGTGCAAACGACAGCAACCCTGCTACCTATGTGCAGGTAGTGGAACAGAACTTGGCTTTGTTCGGCAAGGTGGAATTGCGTATCGTATCGGTGGTTAAAGAAAGAGGAGTATTTAACACGGCATACCTCATCGGTGGTGTGAAGGGAACACACGATAGGGGTAAAATCGGCAAGAACGGCTTGCCCATCGGTGTGAACAAGACAAGGGAGCGGAGGAACATTTATGCCGATTAGTGATTACATGCGGCGGTTGCTACTTGACACGCTCGCCAGCAACATCAACGAGGTGATTTTGGGTTTTGACGGCACACCGGCCACCACCGATGATGGCTCGGCGGGTCGCCCTGCTGTCACCCTCACCCCCACGATTACGGTAGTTGATGACACCTCCCTACTGGTTGAGGCTAAACTGCCCTACGATACCATATTTGCTGACCAAATCAAGGAGGTGTACATCCAGTTCCGTGACACAAGCGATTTCACGCCTGTTGCACGGTACACGATTTCACCCATAACCAAATCATCAGCAAACGAACTCAAAATCCAAATCGCAATTGAGGTGGCATAATGACAGGCAATCCACTATCGGGACACACAGCGGCAAACCAAGCATCCATGACGGGTAGCGGGGTCTTTACTGACAGTTTGGAGGACGGTGAGCATATCACCAGCCCCTCCCTCACGAACATGCTTGAGGGCGTGCACGGTAACGGTATCATCCTTGAGGAAGATACTGCCTCAACAGCCTCCATCCGTGATAGGCCCGAAGATTTACCCGGTGTTTGTGAACAAGTAGCACCAAATCCTCATCAAATGTCTATACAAGGTGGACACGCTATTCTTGATGGTGTGTTGTATGACTTTGCGAATGGTTATAGTGGTGCATCTCCATCAAAAATTGACATCAAGTTCAATTCAACAAGTCCTCATTATGCTGGTGTAAGCACTCCTTCTGCACTTACCAGTGGACAAGAAGCCCTTATCGTTGTGTATATTTCATCCGACACTGCTAACAATTGTATTTCATGGGAAATTGGTACGCCAGTCACGACCGCTTCTAACACTTATCCTACTACCCCATCGGCTTTCCTCAGTAATCCAAAAAGTGGTTTAGATGTAACACAAACAATTGTGCTTGCAGTTATTCGTGTTGTGTATGTTTTGGGTAGTGGAGATAATGACCTTAACATCAGTATTACCGAGAGCAACGATAAGCGTATTTTCATTCGCCCCACACCTATGTACCTTACCCCTGTTACTACGGGTGCTGTTGGGGCTACTACAGCGGTTGATTCTCACACCGCTCTTGATGCGTTACATAGCGATACTGGCAACTTTACCGCCAGCCGTCTTGGTGGATTGTGGCAATCATTCGGCTCTCAAATTGGAAGCACAACTGCTGGCGATAGTGCGAAAGATGTACTGTATTACAGCGGCACCCACGCCGCCCGCTTTACTCGTTCCGTGTTTGACCGTGTGCTAACCACCGCCGCTACTTCCCTCACCATCACATCAGCAGACGCTAACATCCTCATCCTCACCACACGCAGTGGCACATGTGCTATCACAACAAGCGGAGCGTTCCCGGCTGGTTACATCGTTGAAATCAAGAATCAAGATACGGGCGACACTGCTACATTTGCTGGTGAAACAATTGCGGCCAGCGGCTATGGTCGTTTCGTTTGTACCGTAAGCCACGCCAGCACGCCCACTTTCGTGCGTTTGCAGTGATTACTCTTCTTCATCCATAGACGGATGGAGGTAGATGTTCTTCAAGCGGTACGGCTTCAACTTCTTGATTGAAGGGTCAAGCCAAAACAAACCACACTGGCGGCAGTGTAGTAGGTACACACGCTCACTGTCATAATCAACAAAGCGTCCAGTAAGTCGGCGGGGGATTTCATGCGCCCCGCACATCTTACACTTTTGTCTTAACCTGTCCATTAGTTTGCCCATGTTATCACTGTACGGGGCGGCGAGCAACAATGTCGTCAATTCGTAGGATAGCGTTGGTAACTTCACCTGCACTCAGTACGGCTTGGCGTATCAATGCTACAGGCTCAATCACACCATCAGCCAGTAAGTCCCGTACACCACCCTCGGTGACATCGGGGCCAACCGACACCCTACCTTGTAGGATTTCGTGGCGCATAGCAAGAATCGTGTCCAGCGGGTCATGACCAGCGTTCTCAGCGATGGTAGCAGGAATGACCTCCAAGGCATCAGCAAACGACTCAATGGCCATCTGTGCCCGTCCACCCACCGAGGCGGCATGTTGGCGCAGGTGCGTGGCCATACGCACATAGGCGTTGCCTCCACCCACGACAAACTGCCCGCTCTTCATGACCAGCGAGACAACACCGAGTGCGTCATCAAACCCACGCTCAACCTCTTCCAGCGTGTGTGAAGTAGCACCACGCAACACCAGCGTTGCCTCTTCACTTCCAAGTTCGCTGTCTCCAACAAACAAATACCAAACATCGTTTTTCCTTTTACGAGTAATTGAAACTTCAGCAACATCTTCAATTTCTTCGGGTGTTTGAACAATTTCTATACCCGACAAGCGACTTAACGAGCGCATGACTGATTCGGGCATACGGCGTACAACCATGATGCCGTTCTTCTTGAGGTACGAACACACCGTATCACTCACACCATCACGCACAAACACCACGCCACCGTGTGTCAAATTGTTCACAATGTGCTTTGCACTGCTGATGAGGTCTGCTTTGCTTGCACCCTTGAAAGACTGATACGACTTGGCATCAAGTTGCACTTGCACATTGTCCTCAGCCTTCTCAGTTTCAAGACCTGTGTTGATGAGAACCATGCGTCCGTACATGTCCTCACCTTCAAGCACGAAGTCCTTGTTGACAATCACACCGTTGTACAAGTATGAATCCTCAAGTGAGCCACCGGGGAATGACACGACCTTGACACTCTCAGCATCGCCAGCCTTCTCCACTGCACTCACGCACAGTTCAGCAACGGCATCAAGAGCCGTTTCAAGGGTCTTACCCGTGATGGCGGTCTTGGCTACATGCACAAGCCTGTCACGGTCTTTGCTGTCTTGTGCCACCTCATCAGAGAGATACTTCACCGCCATTTGAGCGGCCTCGTGATAACCACGACAAATCACATTGGGGTGCAACCCCTTCTCAAACAACATCTCGCTGTTGCCGAGTAATTGTCCAGCCAATACGACTGTGCTTGTTGTTCCATCATAACACAGCGACTCTTGAGTACGAGCGACTTCTGCAATCATCTTCCCACCGGGGTGAGATACATCCAACTCTCGTAGGATGGTTGCTCCATCATTGGTAACGATGACATTGCCGCCACCATCTACCATCATTTTGTCCATACCCATAGGCCCAAGTGTGCTCTTGACGGTTTCTGCTACCGTCTTAGCCGCTCGGATGTTATGTATCTGTGCTTTTTCTTGCTTTCCTGTCTCCTGTTTTGTCATGTAATTTTCACCAATCCACTTCTATTTCTACAACTTCACCCGTATCAAGACTTCTTGATAGGATGTGTCCTTCGGCTTTTCCAAACTGATACAGGTCATAGGTAAGTTGAGCATCGCTCAAGCAATACTTTGCCACCTCATCATACCGGCCTTCTCTCCAAGCCACAGGTGCATCAGCACTGTTCATCAACTTATTGGTGTTGAATGTGTGCTTGGTAAGCATACCAAGCGATGTATCAACTTTACCAACACTCAATGCGGCCTTGCTAACTAAGTTGCGAGTATCAATTACGGAGTCGGACTTCATCAAGTCACTGGCTGTCCAACAGTCTAAAGCATCACGCAATACAGGCAAGTCAAATGCCTTTATGTTGTGCCCAAGAACCTGTCCACCTTTTTCTACATGGTCGGACAAGTCCTCACCCAATGTACGAGGGTGTAATGCTTTGACAGTATCATCAATGTTAAGAGATTCGTTGCAGTAAATGGTACCCTTATCACCATTCCAAGTAGCCACCACTGATGGCTCAAACAGGTGAGTATTCTTCCACCCACCTATTTCATGAGAAAAGTTCGCAGTTTCAATGTCAAGTGCCAGTATATCGCTCATTCAGTATCACCTATTTTTCGGATGAAGACACGCCCACCGTTCTTCTTGCTCTTAAACAGGGAGACACCGTAATCCTTGAAGTGTCTATCGGCGGTGCTCTTGGACACTTTGGCTTTTTCCATATAAGTAGGTATGAAAATTTGTTTAAGTCGCCAGCCGTCGCCATGTCCTTCAATTTCGTAGGGTTGACATTCGTTGTAAGCGGCAATCATGCCCTCGTGAGCCTTAGACTCCTTCTGCTTGTTACCACCAACCTCAACCGAATCCTCAAGCCATGCGATGAGGTTTTGGAATAAGTCAATCAAAATCTCGTGAGCCAAGTCCACATGCTCCGCAGTGACCTCCCACTTTTCATCAAGGATGGCCATGTGTACCGAAAAAATACCCAAGTAATTCTCAATGGCGGGAGTAAATGATGCTACAATTTCGGACATGGATGGACTCATGTTACGCAACAGGTCGTATATTTCATCGGATGCTTGATACAAAGCCGTTTGATAATCGTTAGACGGAGTGAACATTTCCCACATGTATTCCTGTACAACCTCTTCCTTTTCATTACCGTTCATCTCCGTCCATTGTGTGTAAGAAATTTCAGCCATGTCTTGCAATCGTGTGCGAATGCGTTTGTCTGTGTCCTTGAAGTAATTGTACAAATCATCCTTGGTGATTTCATTCTTGGGCGGTCGGCCAAAGAATGTACCAAGACGGCGATTGCTCACCTCTTGTCGCTCATCCATGTCCCAGTGCCTATAGTACAGCAAGACACGCTGAAAAATACCCTTCGTGAGAACATACTCCTTGACACCCTTCGGTGGGTAAGTGGTAATCCATAGAGATACGAGGGAAGGGCACTCAATTTTATTCCCCTTCATGTGTTTAACCAGTGTATTGTTTCCACTTCCAACTGGATTACATGCGGTCTGTAAGTACAGTACCGTTTCTTGCCCGTGCTTGTTTGGTGTTAGTAAGATAGAACCTTCATCAAAGTTGATTGCTTTACGACCTGCGAGTAATCCTTCTACCGTTTCATATTCACCTGTAGGTTTGTTGTTCTCATCAACAATAGAGTTGGTTGAACCAATTAGTCCTGCATCTGTACCCGAAGCAAACAACTCAAAAGGAATCTCAGCCTGCTCCATGATGTCGCTGATGAAGTTCCAAGCAATTGATTTCCCTGTACGGGACGGCTGAATCCAAAAGACATGCACTCTCAAGTCAAGGTGGGTATCACCAGTAGGTAGGCGAACATATGGTAAGGTCGTTTGACCTTGAATGAAAAAGAATGATAGCAAACCCGGCATTTCATTTTTCATTGATGTTTGTGAAAAGTGATGTAGGTAGGCTTTCAAAATTGGAAATCTCTCAACGGCTTGATATTCTTTTAGTGTCATTTTACTCATCTCCTTTCTCTTTCTTGGTTTATATACTAACGACGAACACTGCGCTCTTGACGCACAGGCTCTTCACTTGTCAATACATCTACCAACATCTTCCTTCTTACTTCACCAAGCCCCTTCACTTGCTTGATTGAATCGGGGAAGCACATTTCTTCTATACTCCCACATTTTTCTAATAATTTCTCAGCCGTTTCTTGACCTATACCCGGCACGGTCATAATCATATCAAGGCGCAGGTCATTGGACGCTACACGCCTTACTGTTTGCGCTCCGTGTTTACTGGCGGGCTTGTGTAACTTACTGTGAAGTTTCACAATAAATGATGCGGCCTCGCTTACATTGTTACAATAAAACACTTGACAATCAAAATCGGACATGAGGCGTGCGAGGGTACCAAGCAATTCGCTTTGTACTCTTGAATATGAAGTTTTTATTCGCCCATTCTTTTTCGCCATAGCCACATACTTTCCTATGTCACCATGAACAACTAAGAAGAAACGCTCAAAGTTAGCATCCATGTTATCCAACTGTCGCCACAGATGTCCACTGTGGCTTGATTGAAAGAGGTCGCCTATGCTCTTAGCCTCTACACAAGCACCTCCAAGTAAGTAATCACCTACCACGAGAACTTGACGGGCTACAGTCAACCCCGCCCTTTGTGCCTTGCGTTCTATAGATTCGCAAAGCAAGCCTCGCTCGTTGCTATCAATTATCAGTTGGGGCTTCATCTCGCATCCTCCACAGGTTTCTCTTGCTTCCAGTCTCTTTGATGTTGTAATCTCCATGAACTTCTACCCAAGGCAAAGATGCGAGAATGGTTCCCAAATGATTTCTTGATGGGCAATATCGCTTACCAACCATTTGCTCGTGAATTTGTTGGGTACTCATCACTTTATTTTCACTCAGTAATTTTTTTATCATGTTCAACACTCGTTTATTTCTCATTTAATTCACCCCAGTACCATCGTAATACTTGCACTTACCCATGCAGAATCCTTCGGTGTAAAGTGTAGAACATGTAGCGTGTGAGTACCCAGTCATCACGATGCTTCTAACTTGTTCCTCCGTTTTTTCGTAGCGGTAATCAACCCATTCCTGCTGTTCACAAATGCTCACAATGTTTTGTACATGCTTTTCTTTCTCTTCGTTTGGCACTCTCCAAGCAGGGAAGAACATACGAAACCTATCAGCCAAGTAAGAGGCAAAATGGTATCTCGCACGGTGAGGAGGGTTACCCCCTCCCATAGCCGCTTGGGACAAACACGGAAGAATGTGAATGTCATTTAATGCTACCGTAGGTAATTGAATAGGCTTCAAGTCAAAGTTTTGAGAAAACTTATTTTCAACTATTTTCATGAGTAATTTATTTTCACCAAGCGGTATGTATCCAGTGTGTGATTTCATTCCCTTGTCCATTAAATCATCATAAGATAATGTCATGATTTCTTCACTTGTGAGAGGGACAGTCCATACACCACGCTTGGCGTTGTATGAGTTGGGTATGCGTATCATGCCGCTGGTATCAAACATTACTGTAGGGTCATTGCAATCCAATACACCAATTTCTTTTTCCCATTGTTTAATCAATACACGCCCCGATGTTTTGATGCGTGAAACTTCACCACCGCTTTGTGGTACAAGAGATTCGGATAGCGGTATCCATACATGATACCCACCTCCACTGAACCATACATAGTGCAATGTATTTTCTTTCTTGAAGAAATGATGCAAGCGTTGAACCTCTTCTTGAGGTTTCTCAAACGCCACATCAACACCCCTGTTGTTGAAGTCCTTGCAATCAAAGTCCATCACAAAGTGATGTATCAGTGGGGTGTTGTAGTCCACACGGTGATGCTTTGGTGCTTGTGTTGCTGTATAGCCATAGGC